CCGAGTCTTCTAGGCTCACACACTATCTGTCTTGCATACTGTTCCAATTGATGCCACATGTGACCCTCCGCTTTCGCGGTTAGAGCCACTTTGACACGAGGCCATATTGGTCTAAGGAACTGTACACGTACACAGACTAGTGTGGGAGGACTCCAGGTGCCGAACGGCACCTGCCTTGCCATTACTCTTCACTTTAGTAACAGCTCAATGTGATGGAGCGAGGGAGCTCTTGGAGGATACAGTGGATTATCGGCTGACTGTCAGAGTGAAGTATACTACGATCGTCGAGGTCTCTGCAAGTCCCATAAGGACCCAGAGCTTGCCCGTGACCAGTCAAAGCGCAAAGCTAACCAAGACTGGGCGGTCGACGACGAAAGTTCTGACAGTTTACCCATAGCCGTTGAGGCAATACGAAATTTCTCCTATGATGACGGGCCGATTTTAAACCGCCGCATTCATGAGCAAAGGGACGGAGCTTGATGCTACTCCCTGAGCGATGCGACCTACAGCCCGTTGCGCCATGTTTCCGATAACAGCAGGTGCGGCCTTCTCAATGAGGTCGAAGACACCGTTTCCGACAGAATTACCGATCCGTTGTACACGGTCCCAATACGCCAAAGACGTTGGTCGATGGTACGTATGAGATGCATACGCGGGATTCTCCGGATCGAATCGGACACGCCACTCGCAACAAACGAGGATTTGGAGTTTAACTTGGTCAGGGTTATAGACGAAGATAGGCGCAAAGCCGTCAAAGTCTGTACTCTGATCACCCCAAGTGAAGACGTTATCTTGTAGCAACTTTCCAGAACGGAAATCGCTCAAGGACTGCATATCATATGGCAGTGCGTCCACCTTCACTCCTCGCAAGGCGAGTCTACCTGCGGCGACAATTTCAGGAGCAGAATAAGAGACCAAAGCATTCGCTAGATCATTCCACGTGCGAACATTACCACCCAAGTTCAATTGTTGCTTGGCACGCCCGATGTAGACCGCTCCTCTAGTGGTTTGAAGAGCTTCGGGATTCATCACCTTAATGGTAAAGGCTGCAGGAGTCATGCGGACACCATTCCAGGACGTGTTATTACCTCCCATAAAGGAGAACGTCTTGAGAACAGCGTTGTTCGCAACATTGATTGACTGTTGCGGGTCCACACTTTGGACACAAAAGCCATTTGACCACTGGGTTCCATAGCCTGGGGCCTGGAAATCGGTGATTGCCAAGGGGCCGAACACACTTAGTGTTGCGTCGGCCTGATTAAGGACTTGAGTTGTTCGGATGACTGTGTAATTAGCCACAGCACGAGGAAGAGCAACGTGGTGCTCGTCAAATGCATCAAGTCCCTTAAGGACTGAATGCGAACTTGAGGCGCCGCCGAAAGCGCGCGCCGGAACGAGTGCCATCGATTGGGCGAGCCCCCTGAAGGGTGCGAGCCTGGCTCCTCTAATTGGTCTTCTGCCTCTACTTCCACCATTCTTTTTCTTAATTGGTGATCTTGTGTTGTTGCTCATGTCTTAGTATTGGATCCCGCGAGACTGAGAATCGCGCGACTGTACATCTGTGGTGACCCACGTTACCGTAGGCTTCCCGTGCAGTCTGTCGGCATTTAGCGGACATCCCCGCGTGTACAAGGGGACGTTAAGCGCACTTAGCACGGAAGTATTAAGTGTACGAAGCGTAACCACACACAGCGGTCCAGCGGAATTTCAGATTTGATGCTAGACATGAGTTGATTACTCGGGTACGACGCACACACCGTTTTGGGAGATTTAACACCATAGACCCAATTTTGTGTCGAATGGAGGAGATTACTCAGAATATTCACGATGACTGAGATATTTCTTTTTCTCGGCTGCGGAGCAACTCGGACAAATACCCTCAACTATGTCATTCATAATTTCTAATGACAAAGAGTTAAAGGTTCCGGTTGATTTATACTCCTGCAGCAACTCAGTCACGCCGTCCATCTGCTCTAAGGCAGAGAGGACTTTTGAGTTCATCTCCGATCTCTTTTCCATAAGACGGAAGCGATCACAAGTCAACGACCCCTTCAGTTGACGCCAGTTCCTTGATCGAAACTCCTTAAGAGTCTCTTTCTTCGGAAACTTCACGCGCAGTGCAGACTTCATGTCCTCTGCGTCGTTGATTTCCAGCCTGGCTGCCAAGATCTGGAGCGGTATCGTCGTGTCCTTGATTTCAACAACACCTTCTTCATAAGGACCGTACCTTGGTTGAACGGTTAATTGCGGATTATGTAACACGCGCGGACCATCCTTTGAGGATCTCGATTGAATTAGCGAGATTGTCCCGAAATTGTCAGGGTCATTCCTCAACTTCCAGTCCATAAAATCAGCCCACCTTCGTTGGAAGGGAGTGAAACGAAGCTTATCGCCCTCAACGGGTTCAAAGCCAAGTCCACCTTTCATGGGGGAAGCAAAGAGATTCCACTTGCCCTTTTGGGTCAGTCGAACGATTGTATCCTTGTGGTAAGAAATAAACCGTCTCTTTGCTCTGATTGGATCAAGTGCTTCGCGCGTCACCTTGTTGAAGTAGTCCCAGAGAGGAGCTGCCTTGGCTTCTTGACGGCCTGTAATCTTGCTTTGGCCGGTAAGTAGTCCTGCTCTCAAGTACCCCAAAGGAATGAACAGCGATTTCTTCTTTCCACGAAAAGTGGTATTCTTGAAGTAATACAGCTGCGAATTCACTGTAAGGTAGTTGGGATGGACGTAATTCTTGCCGAGACTGAGCTCGAAGCCTACTTCCTTGGTCTTCCGTAGCCAGATATCATACAAGCGATCGTCCGTGCGGAATAAGATGTCGTCCCCATTAACAAGTACGGGGAGGTCATGGACATCGAATTCACGCCCGGTCAGTTCCTCTAATGCAGCCCAATATGCGCATAAGTTGATGGCGCACAAGATTGGAAAACTCAGGGTTGAGCCCATAAGTTGCCCTGTTCGCTGCATAACCGGATCAAGTTTACCTGCACACTTCTTCACAGCGCCTTCAGGATAATGAATTTCCTGCTCATATAGGACGCTGCGTAAGACATCCTGATACTTGGGAGAGTAGGAGAACATACACATTCTTAGAGCCTCCTCGAAGGCGGCTTTGGTATGTCGAAGGTCTAAAGTGTCGGTCGCGGCTGCATAGTCGCCACTGACCCACTTATCAAACTTCAGACCTAACTTTTCCTCTCTTATCAAGATTCCATGGAGGTCATAGGCCATCAAGGGCCGTCCTGTCAAAGCGAACTGATCGTACTTCTGTAAGTAGCTCCAAAGCTGCTTCTGACAGTCACGTGAGAGCCAGTACCGTAGGGTGTTACCCTTGGTAATCAATCTGACTTTCAACGGTTCAAGGACGGCACCAACGCGAACCGACTTCGGCTCCTCAAGAGCTAGGTCGACAAGCTCATCAAAGGTCGGCTCAAGTGCCGGACCCTTAACGGTCTCAACCTTTCCTGGTCGCGTTTCAAACATGCCTATCAAGCCATCGTCATCTACTAGATCGTGGTTAGACTGAATCCAGCCACGAGCTCCTCCCATGGACCTGACTGTTTCAAACGAAGCGGAATTACTTGCTTCATACAGTTTCGGTTTTCTGGGTCGGAACCGCTTAAAGAATTCGCGGTAGTAGAAGGACATCTGCCCCGGGTCGACGCCTCTCGGCTCGCCAGAAAGGGCATCACGATGTTTGACGTAAGCCTCCATGACAAATGATTCAGGTACTTGTGCACACGCTTTCTTAACACCTTGCAAGATGCCAAAGAATAGGCGTCCGTTGCGTGGTGAGCGTGCTACAATCCGTGTTTTGAGGAATCTCTTTATCGCTCCGGACCAGAGAGGGTTCCCTTGGAAACCATCTGGAACGGCTGGCAAATCGTTCTCGAGAAACTTGGCCATTGGCCACGCCGTCGTATATTTGGCGAACTTGATAAATTTCTCGGGCGGCCATTGGGCCGCGGTCCTGTACATCACCAGTTGATCCTCCAGTCGAAAGTTCATGAACTTGACGCTGTAGTCCAAAAGGACTTCCAGGTAGGCTCTCGAAAAGAAAGCCGCCTCTGGTCCAGAGACAAATCCGTCTTGGAACTTCCAACAATTCTTCTTAGAGTTCGTCTTAGCCAAACCGAGATATGAGGCATACTCGCGCAGCAACTGTTGCTCGCGAGTGCCCTTCGGTCTGAGCTGAACTCCCCCGCCCCGGGCTCCCCGGGTCAGGGAACCAACAACCACATTCAAAAGCGTGAGAGCATTACTTTTTGCTTGAACGTTGGTC